CAACTTTTCACGCCGTTGTGTTTCACATCAATCGGAAGATGACTCTCCCTAAATTCGAAAGAGCAGGCGTTCTTTGGGCCTTTTAGGCTCTGTGTGGTCCACATACGGACCAGGTTAGTGATCCTCAATCACAGTCTAATCCGCTTTAAGGATTCTCAACACAACCATGACAGACGACAATATTACCAGCCTAACCACCTGGAGCCATTGCGAAAGTCCACCGCCAGTCTTTGTGACTGGAAACTGTATCCCGCTGTCAGTGGGCTCGGCTACTCTTCGGGGTTTACCTTGCTTGGGGGACAAACTAGCGGGTGCGGCAGATCGCACCATTGAAAAGACGTTGGAGCGAGAACAGCGTGAGTCAGCGAGAATGTTGAGAGAAAGTGTCGACGGCGCGTGTATGATCTTATCGAGCGAGGGGTTAACCCTAACTCTGGTAAGTCTACGCGACAGACCGAGCACGTTCTTTGTAAGCAATCTGGAGCTGGTCCAGAGTTGCTTAGTGCACTCAACCACACTAATGCTGCGCGTAGGATTGGACGTTCCGTAGATCAGAAATCTAGGAAAGTCATGTCCGAGGCTCGTAGAGTTGGTTTGATTCAGCACAATTTAGCTTGTCAGCAAGCCAGGTTGCGTGGTGCTGTTGCATACGTGAATGGCTTGTCTAAAGAGCTTTCGAGACAGGCGGCCTCCATGTCCTCTTCAGAAAGGTTGGCCGTTATTTTCGAAGGAGATGTAGAATCAGAGAGACAGTACTCTGCCTATTTGTCACACAACGCACAAAAGCGTAGGTCTGCGAAGGGTAGACGTTTGTCCCGAAAGGAGATTTCCACACTCCTACATCGATCAGGTCTCGAGAAAAATCCTGGACCGTCGTCTAAGGACGACGAGAGTGTTCCAAAACGCAGGGTGATTCCTCGCCCTGGAGAGCGGGAAAAAGCTGTGGCTGTGTCCCTAGCTGCAAAGCTGACTGGTAAGCCAGCTAGCTCTGTTGTGGACTTAAGCCATAAGCCTGAAGTCATGCGTGCCACTATGGTGCCAGACAACAAGCTTGTCGAGCGTACCACAAACACACCAGGCAATGAGGTTGCCGAGGAGTCTGATGTGGTTGCGCTTGTTGCTGATCCTCTTGGGTTTTTGCACTCCCATCTTGTTAGTCAAATGGAGAAAGCTACTGCTTTTGGAGCGGGATATCTCCAGAACCTTGACGATGATCTGCCGCTTCGAGACCGAGAATTTTGGCACAATTTCCTGCTTCGAGATGTTCTCAGCATGAAATTATGTGACGCTGAGATGTCCGCGCTTTTGTGTGTGCGAGACTTACTCAAATGTCGTGCCATAAACAGTTTCGTAGTGCAGATGGGTATGCCGCCTGGTTCAAATGGCAATCGTTTCAAGTTTCTTTCTGATCAAGATGGTGCTCCAGTGTTGAATGGGGAATTTGTGTGTACCGTTACTGTTTGTAGAGTGGAATTAATGCTTCATGATATGAGGCGTGAAAACCATCGAGAAACGGTCAAAACTACTTCTCCTGCGCTCGTCGCTGACGTGGCAATGGAGATCGTGCCCCGTGGTTTTGTGAAGTACGACATGGATCTCCCCGTTCAAGAGAATCTGTATCGTCTTTGGCGCAGTGGTGTTCGGTTTACAGCCGCCACTTGCTTGCCAATTTCGATGAGTTCGTTTTTCGGTCAGGTTAGGCGCACATATGCAGACACAGTCAACTTTGGTTTGCTTTACCAGAATTATCTTCTTGGAGGAGGAGATTTTGGTCGCACCATGGAAGACTTGAAAGCGGCGTATGGCCGTGATGCTCGTACAAATGCGAGTCCTCATCATGCCCATATGACGAGTCGGTGGGCTGCGTGTTTGATGCACTTACGAGGGTCCCCAAACGAAATCATGCACCCAGGTTTGTATATGGATATCGTGCCTGCGAACGTGTCCCAATTCTCAAACCGGTTGCGCCAGATTCTCTGGTTTGCCTCACCAAGTATAGTCGATTGGATCAGCGTCCTATCGGCTTTTTGTGGGCTCATATGCCTGCTTTCTTGGGGGGTGTACCTGTGGGTTGCACGCCAGATCCTAGATGCACTGGTAATGCTTTGTATGGCTTTGCGCAAAGAGTAGCAACACAGCTTCCAAGTCCTCTTAGGATTTCTGGCGTGCATCCTCCTAGTCAAATAGATTTCAAAAACTTCGGTTTTGCTGTTGCAGATCTTTTGGACCCAGTCCCTTTGTCAGATTGGGATGATTCTTTTGCAACTTATGCTTCTGTTTCGAACAGGAGCAAAAGATTTGTTGAGCATGTACGACTTTTGCAGCAAGATGCAGGTGTTGTTGGAGGCAACGACTTTGTTTGTGACTCTTTTATCAAAGACGAGCATTATGGTGACGACATAAAATTCGCTAGGTTGATTAATGCTTTGCCAGACAAGTATAAAGGGATCTTTGGTCCTCTTTTTCGTGTCTTGGAAAAGCATTATTTCACGAGAACGAATGTGAGTCACTTTTATGTTAAGAAGATTCCTGTTGTTTCGAGACCGCTGCATGTCTCGAAACTATTTGGTTCTGAACCCGTGATGGTTGGAGACTTCAGTTCTTTTGAAGTCACCAGTCAGGGCGTTTTTGCAAGAGTCATATTTCGAGTGTATTCTCGGTTGTTGCAGTTCCATCCGCAGCGCGCCAATATTTTGAAGATCCTTTGGTCTCTTTTGTTGGAATTCAATATTGTGCGTTTTAAGGGCTTGGGGGTTAAAGGGGTTGTGTCTCAAACGTTGATGAGTGGTGCAGTGTGGACAAGCTTGCAAAATGGTATTTTGTCGATGCTCATCATTAGTTATTTGCGCTTGAAAGCAGCCCACCCTCATTTGCCTGGTCGTAGGCTTGCAAATTTTCATCACGAGGTAGTAGGTCTGTTTGAGGGTGATGACAGCATCACACTCGGTGGCAGATATGATTCTTCCATTATTGCAGCTTTGGGTGTGAATTTGAAATCTGTGCCTTACGATACTTTTGAAGAAGCATCTTTTTGTGGTATTCTTGGTGTAGTGGGCACAGATGCTACCATCACAGATCCCAAGAAAGTTTTGGCGGGGTTTTTCCAGTTGCCCGCCAAGTACTTTGGGATGAAAGACACAAAACTGAGTTGCCTAGTACGCGCCAAAGCTTTGTCTTATGGTTGCTTGTACTATGGTTGTCCTGTTATAGGACATTTGGTTCATGCTGTGTTGAAGAGAACTCGAGGATTTGCGCCAGATACACGTTCGTTGTCATACCATCAACTCGAAATGTACGAAGCAGTTAGTGATTTGTCTCCATTCCGGAAATTACCTGAGATCGATTCTCGAACCCGATCGTTGTTCCAGGTTAAGTACGGTTGGTCATTTATCGAACAGGAAAACTTCGAGAAAGACATTACGAGTTGGGGAAATGGCGTACAATTGAGTGTGAGACTGCCTCGTATTTTCGACGACTTGCAATCATACGGTTTACGACAGGTATCGCAGTTGAGCACAAGAGAAATGCCATTGTGGGAAGGGCCGTTGGTTGACCCTGACTCTTTGGTAGGATTGGGTGTGCTGACGACCTCGTCCGTGTGTGCGGGTGATCCAATGAAACCCGGAAAACGTGCCACTTATCGTAGTATACCCGTGTTTCCAAGATTCGTCAATTTTGCCGACGATTTGACATTGAATCACCGGGTTTCTCCTTGAGTGGCAATTTGGTCCCGATTAAATGTCGACATAAAGCTACCATTTCGGGTGAAAGAGAAATAGGTCCAAAGACCAGGGTATCGTTAAAATCTTCCGCCAGAGGAAGTACCCTAATACGATTGAAATTCTG